ATACATTATATGATATATGCAATATATAGATTATTTATATTTTCCCTTTCTTTTCTGTCAATTTCTCATACAATTTTGGTGCTACTTGCTTCATATATTCCCTATATCCTTTATTTCTAGTTTTAAATTTTAATCTTAGACTTGGTAAGCTATCTGGGTTTGATCTTAATACGCTTGTAAAGTTTTTATTAATATCTTTTCTCAATTTCTTTTTTAATATTTCCATTTGTCGTTTTTCATTGCATCTTTATCTATTTTAGTGTATGATTTTTTAGCTTCTGGTATAGCACATGCATAAGTCATATTATTTTCTTTTGCATATTTTTTAACATGTTCAACCCATGGATTATTTGCTATTGATCCTCCTTTTATTTGTTCACATTGACAACCTCCACTCATCTCATTATTAATAGTATAACCTTTTAAATGTTTCTTACCAAATCCCGCACCTCTTCCTATTTTTCTTTCAGGATCCAATCTATCAAGTATATTTACTTCATGTTCTGTAATCGGGTTACTAGTTTTTGCAGGTATCGTGATGTAATGATTTTTTGAAAAATTCGGATACAATAAAGCATTACAATATTTTCTTGGTACGCTTAATTTACATACAATATCACCTGAGCTTCTTATAACATATTCATTATCTCTAAGTTGTTCTTTTTTATATGCTGGATTAACAAGATATGCATTTTTACTTTTATCACTTAATAAATGAGTAAGTAATCCGCCTTGGCTGTGGCCTACTACTTCAAATTGATAACCCTTATATTTTTATGTGCATCATTCTGCAGTGTCAATCCTGATTTATATCTTGGTGTTAATCTGTAAGCATCACTATTTAAAGCATACAAGGTTTCAATAAAAGACTTTCAGTAATACAATGGTCAATCGCAAGGGTATACGCCTTTATTTATAAGAGCATATTTCAATGCATGAGATATAAACCACTCGATTTAGATTTATATGAACAGATTAAACATATGTTTGCTTAAATTTGCTAGAAACCCTTCTATATATATTGATTCATAGAATTAGTTTAAGAAATATTTATAATCTACATTATATTATATGGAATTTTTAAATAATAAATTTGAACAAAGAGATAAACCTATAAGTGATAGTAGTAAAAAGCTATATACTAGAAATTTAATGAAACTAAACAATGATATGCCGATTACCAATTTTAATTTTTTGAAAGATCCTAAAAATATATTAAATATGATCAAAGAATATAAGCCAACTACACAACGTTCATATATTATTGCTATATGTACAGTATTAAAAAACAGTAAACACCAAGATCTTTATAATAAGTATTTCGAAATACTATCTAATTTTAATAATCAACTTAAGGTAAGAACAGATAAAACAGACAAACAAGAATGAATTGGCTAAGTAATGATAATATAGATAAGATTAGCAATGATTTAAAATCAAAGGTTGTTAAAAAAGTAAGAAACAAAGAAGAGTATAATAACTTATTAAATTATGTGGTTCTTTTATTATATACTTTGCACCCACCGAGAAGAAATATAGATTATAGTCTGATGAAAATATCAAATAATATGAATGATGATAAATTCAACTATTTAGATATGGATAAAGAACAATTTATTTTTAATAACTATAAGACTCAGGGAAAATATAACTCTGTAGTTGTTCCTTAGAAGAAAATCTTATGAAAGTAATATCACTATATTTAAATAACCACCCAGAATATATGTCCATTTCTTAAAATCTTTCTATAATGAAGATATTAAAGCAAGTCAAGAGATTACACGAATTCTTAATAAAATAGTCGGAAAGAAAATCGGTATTTCGATGCTTCGTAATATGTATCTCAGTAAAAAATATGGAGATATGGTAGATGAATTAAAAGAAGATACAAAAGAGATGGGCACGTCGGTTGACGTTGCTTTAAGTACATATATTAAAGAATAATTAATATTATTAATTTGTATTTATATAATATTAATCAATAGTTTATTTACATTCTATTTTTCAATTGTCGATATGATGGCCCTGCAGCCTTCAGAGCTTCCTTATATGGAATATTATTAGCTTCTGAAAATTTCTTGACGTGTGTTATCCACATTGAAGGACCACGTTTTGCTCCACCTAACCACCCCCGAACAGTTGATGATACAGGGTCAGCGGCATCTTTTGCTTTTCTATATTCATATGCTCCTAAATCTATGGCATCACGTCCAGTGTCTCTTGCAAAGCCTTCCCATCTATAAGCCTTCTTCAGTCTGTTCACACCGCCTTTAAATTCATCTTCAATTTTTGAAATAACACCAGCTTGTTCTAGAATATCCATAGCAGCTTTTCCAGGTTTTGTTTTTCTAACTCCATTTTGATAATCCATTAATTGCTTTTTAGCTTTGTTAAATTCTTTCATAAAAGCTTTGTCTTCCATTAATGCACCTTTAATTTTTTGACCAGTTTTACTTTTAACAGCATCTTTTGCTTTAGAGTAACCTTTCTTTACTTAATCAAAAAAAACAGCACCATCCATATCTTCATCATCGGTATCCATACCAGCACCAAACATTTCTTTTAATTTTTTTTTTCCTTTAGATTTTAACCGTTTGTTCATTTCTCTTTCTCTTATAACAAAGTCATTTACACCCATATTTCCGTTTATATTTTTTCTCATTCTACCTGCTCCACTTAATACAATACTACCTTCTGTAGCAAATGGATTAGGTGTATTTGTTTACATGTCATAATAACCAAGCATTATTTATATATATAATACTATATATATTATTTTATTGGAAATTCATATATATATTTATTTACATGTATTTGCTCAATTTATCTTGAATATCACCGACAGTTTTTTTACTGTAATCTCCTACCATTTTTTACCTTTGTCTTTTACTTTATTAAGAAGACCGCTCATAGTAGTCATACCAGCTTTAGAAAAGTTTCCTCCAGTCATTTCATTTATTTCTTCATAATTGATTGTTGGGTTGTTTCCGCTTTTAGCTTCTAATACTGCTTGTTTCGTTAATAGACCAGACATAGTAGATGAAGAACCCTTGTCATTAATTAGAATACTTCCATAATTGCAAATGGTAGCAATCTCACATGCATTAAATTGGTCTGCTGTAAGTTGAGTTGTTCCTGCTCCGAATGTGTGACCATAAATATTATCATAAGTTACGGTTGCTTGGAAACTGAATTGACCTAAACTTCCAGATGAAAGATAATCAGATAACCCAAGGTCTCTAACAGGATCAATTACAATAATACTTCCAATATCAGCATATTCAGTACCATTTTTATTTTTAATAACGCCTCTAAATTCAGACCATGTTTGCATTGAACCATTTCTTCTGCTCATTTGGTATAAGTCATTCTGAGAATAAGATGTAAGAAGGCCACTTACATTATTAAAAGTAATATTCATTCCAGTTACAGGAAAACAGAGATGATTAGAAAATTGTGGCTTCTGAGAATTGTATTGCGGTTTAATTACCATGTAAATATAATTTGGAATTTGGCGCATAGAAATTACGTCGGTAGTTTCTGTACCTGCTGCGACTGCAGTAAATAATCGTTTATAACTTACAATCTCATCATAAGGAAGAACATTTTTAGAATTTAATTTAGAGTATTGATAAGCATGAAGAGACATATATTTTAAGTTAAGTTTTGCAGAATCAGAAATAACTAAACGATTGTCGACATCTCCTGCGTAAGATTTCCATAAATTATTAGAACCGCTAATATTAAACACATTTCTCATGTCATTCCATTGTAAGAGTAATTCTAAATTTTTGATAGAAAGGTAATTAGATTCATCTTCTTTCATTGCAGTAGTAGGAAGACCTAAGAGGGGTTCTGAAACAGTTACTTCACATACAACTGTAATAACTTGATCTCCTGCGGATGCATTATCAACGGTATATAATCCATTATCAGGATCAGGTTGTTGTAAAGCACCTGCTGTACCTGCATCATTTCCTAAATATACGTTTACATTAAAACGTAGGTAAACGTTTCTGATTGTGCAACGCCGTTCAAGTAAAGCGTGCCCTGAGGAGGAGAGATAATAACACAAAAGCGTTTGCAAGAAAGTCAGAATATGAGTGCAGGAAGTAATTGATTTCCCTCTAATTTAAACAAGCTCCACCAAACAACTCAAAACAGAACATTCCCGCCAACACCAGTACGGCGAAAGAACGCCAAAGAAACCCAAGCAGTATCTTCTGGAAAGAGGCTTGAAAAAATCGATGAAACCTTTTCATTAAATCTCCCTACAGTGTCAGAATCTTTTTCAGCTGATTCAATACCACTCATATAACTGGAAGCACTATCATTTTCAACTGCACTTTCAACCTTACCATAATATTTATCTACAAATGAAGGGGTCATCTGACAATTTTTACTTAAAAAGCGTTGGTGAAACTGTTTAAGATATACACGTAGGATATCTTGGGTTTGTACACTTAATTTAGAGTTATTAAGGGTTAAGCTACATGACTGTAAAGCTTGATTTAATGGAAAAGCACTAGGTACAACTTTAAAAGATTTTTCACTACCTGCTTCAATGGTTGTTGTATAATAACATGATATTTTAGCTTGAATGTGTATATTTCTATCAACGAGAGTATTTTCAGATTGCACATTCACATTAAATAAAGTTGAACTAGTTGAGTTCGAATTGGGTTGATATTTCTGGTAGCTAACAGACGCTGGTCCATCTTTTACTCCGATAGTTACACGATCAGTTATAGCATTATAACGAGAATCATTAATTAACACTGTGGATAATTCAGACATTTATATATATAGTATTGAGATTTTAATTATTTGAACTATTTAATTTTTCTAAACATTAATTTTAAACTAAAACTTCCTCCTAAATTTGCTTTAACAGGAATTAATGAACCATTATTTTTAAACCTATAATAAATTTTAAACATGATATTTCTCAAACCTGAGTCTGTTTGTTTCATGCTCACAAATCTATAATGGTTTGGTTCGTAAATTATAGCTGGAACTGGTGTGATAGTTGATATTTCTAAAATTTCGGATTCATGTCTTACTTCACCTATTACTGTTGGGAAACCATCAACATATTCAACATCTGCACTTACTTCATTTGATTTTATTGGAAAATTAGGAGATATAACTACAATAGATTCAACTGGGGACCATGTTGAAAGCGTTTCATAATCTTGATAAATTAACATATGTGTTGTCTTAGTTAATCCACTATTATTATTGATAAATGGGGATATATTTCAACCTCATTAGCACTTTTGAAATTGCTTAAATTAAATTTATATAATGTTTGAGTTGTTGTCGTTTGTGTGCCATCCAATGTATTAAAAGTTTTATTTACTAATTTGAAAGGTAAACTGTTAAATAACCTATATAAAGCACGATTTAACATAAAATTTACATGACTTGAATCAACGCTACTCACCATATCTGAAAAAGTACTTTTAGGAGAATTCAAAAATATTAGAGAGCTATCTTTGTCGAAAATAAAATAAGGAATTTCATAATTTCCGCTAGAAGCTAGATTTGAAAAAGCAGTTGGTAAAGTTCCACCATTATAATTTTTAATAACATCAATTAATGACAAGAAAGCAGTTCGTATAGCTTCATTTACCATAGTAAAGAAAAACTCATAGTTATAAAGGTTATAATAACCACTTTTATAATTTGCATATCCATTTACGAAATTGGGTTGTGTAATTGTTTGGTCTTGTGGTTCAAAATATACTGAAGTTGTTGCACTATATCCATCATATTCTAAAGTAATTTCATAAATAGTTTCATTTTTTTGTGTATTACTTGGATTTAAATAATATTTAATAGTAGGTATAAAAACAGGTAAACTCTTTAAATACATCATACAACTTTCAACAGCTACTTCATACATTTCTGGGTCAGGTAATAGTGCTACTTTACGGTCTTCTATGAATACGAAATCGGGTTCAACATCAGATTCTGAGGAAGGTAATATTGAACCATCATTATTAATTAATGCTGTATAATACAAATAATCATTAGTATTTTGTGACGACATATATATAAAGATAAAGATAATTTTAAATTTTTTTGTGAAGTCTTCATTAATTTGGTAAATTCTTTCAAATTTAAGTCATCAGATAAAAAGAAACTGAGTCTAGCTATAACCCATCTCCCACAAGTATTTATATTAGGTGCATCTTTTTGAAATTTGGTTTTATTATAAATAAATTTGTCAGTTGGTTTTATACTTCTTATCATCTTTCCTAAATCTTCGCCATAATTATTACCTAATTTACGATTCATATAATTTGGTATGTAGTCTAATATATTTTTAGGACTGGTTCCGTATGAATCAAAATATTCAAAAATATCATTGTCTCTAATAATTAACGTCCAATGTCCGCTATTATGTTCTGATTCTATTAGGTAATAA